GATCGACGCTACATGGAGGAATTCGACTTCAGACACATCTCCACCTTCCGTGCTCTTGGCGTATTCTGTGTGTTACTCACTGTGCTCACTCTGTACTCCGCCAACATCTATCACTGGTCAGAGATGCTTTTCATATACCTAACTTAATTTAGCATAATGCAGAATCCTTATGTCTACCAAGCGCTCGAATACCTATTGCTTAACGCATACCCCAGCTTCCGGTAGATATACGCGTTTTGGTGGACTAACGTAGCACGTCCCCCAGAGCCCCCATTCCTATGCACGCACTATGCTAACCTAAAAATACCTTGCAGATCGCCAATCTCAGTCGTCAACAAGGCTTACCGTAAGATCATGCCAGACATACATCCCGATAAAGTCGGTGAAGTTGGCATCAGACTCACGTAGGTCATCAACAACTCACGTGACATAATTGTCGGTTGGCTAAACACTCTCAAAGATGAGCCGACAGCTGTATTCGTTGACGTCGCAATATCTACGCCTGAGCAATTCAAGCGAGCTGATAGTCCACTCTTGTCAGACCCATTGACTTTCTGTTACAGGATCATTACTTTCTGCATGGGCTTTTTCCTTTTCCTCGGCTTCTGCTCCCCATTGCTTAATCATCCTAGGCACAAGGTGCGCCGACATCACGGTGTACTATCATTCCTCGCCGCGCTCGCCAAGGTCGCAGCTGTCTCATTCACAGTTTTGCACATAGTCATCGCGATCGTAAGGTTCGTCCTCATACCACTACGTGGTGGATGGTCGTCAATCCTCGACAAAGTGTACGGCGTTGGTGAACAAGCAAAGGAACAATTGGCCAAACACAACCCTTGTGACACTAGACTCAAAGCCGCGTGTGATTTTGTCCGGGACCCCAGATCCAATCTGTCTCACTTGCAGACAAGGTATACAGTGCTAGTGAGTAAGCCAAGGAGCAGTTGATCAAGCACAACCCTTGTAACACTAACCTCAAGGCTGCATGTGACTTCGTGCGTGACCCCGGGACTAACCTACCGTCATTTGACGATGTCGTGAAGAAAGTCCCCACAATCAATCTACCTTCGGTTGATGATGTTGTAAAAAGAGTCCCCACGACTGACGATGTGGTCAATGCCGGCAACACTGTTTTCACCAGGTTCGCTGATGCTGTTCGAGGTCTTTCGTCCTACGTCCGTGAGAAGGCGCACGCACTCATCAATTTTAATCACCAAGATCGTGTCCCCATGACTCGCGGTAGGCCCGGCATCGAGCTACCAGTTCGGAACCAACCTCCGTTTTAGGTAGTTGTCACCAAGCCAACGTGGAGTGCAGCTCGCATGGCCTCGCGCCATTCTCCTGAGGTCGCAAAACGTCAGCTCAAGAAAACCTAGAGCCTCGGGTAAAGTGCTCATCAGCACGCTGCCGCCAGCCATCAGCCTAAGGCTAGTACTGCATCCACTCGTCACTCACCAGCGCGTGCTGTTCCTCGCAACTCATCATTCGAGACGGTTGCAAAACCGCACGTACTACCTGCCAGCCACTAACCATAGCTAGACGCGGTACTTACATCGCCATACTATGTCCAGGCTCCGCCTGTACCACAGGCGCAAACCAGCCGCTACCAAACTTTCCTCAATTGGCTTCAATGCAAGTTGATGGACCAGTAGAACGCGTAGCCGGTGTATACTTTCGACCCAACTACAAC